TTTCCTTTTTACCAATACGTCCAAGCAGAGTTGCATTATTAAACATTATTATTCCTTGATTTTGATTTTAATTTTTTTAACATATTTAGAAAAACTTCTTGTTGCACTTCGTCCATTTCTTCAACTGAGTTAACACTAAACAATGCTAATGCTTTATCGAAACGGTCTTCCGGCAACTCTATTTCTTGAATTAGTCTTTCAATTTCTCCCAAGTAATCATGGGATTCCAATTCCTTTTGTTCTAATACATCATTTAATTCTTGTACCTTATTTTCTCCTTCAATTATTTTTAATGGTGGATCTAACTCAGCTTCATGATAAGTTCCGTTAAATATTTCAGGGAACGCTTGGCGTAGCGCTTGTGCCTCAGCTACCTTCCTAATCATTGTTTCAGGCTTTTCATTCCATACACTTTGTTTCTTGTTGTATTCTTCCATGGATACTTTTACATAAGTCCAATCGCTGGCATGTCGTCTCTTTACTTTGCAATAAGCACCTAAAAGCTTTCTGTCCTTTGCAGGAGTTTCACTGAACCCGCATTCATGATGAATAACACCATTAATAATTTTAAACTTTTCATCCGAATAAACCGCTTCAACTTGATGTGCTTCATAATCAGGATGCCTTCTTGCACTAATTCTATAGCCATCTCGGCCAATGAATATTTGCGCTGCTTTATCGCCATACTTAACCGCCCATAGCTCACGTAGAAACGGGTTAAGACCCGTTACACGCCCTATCTCGACAAAGGTTCTGAACTCAATGTCTGTCAAAGGAGTGGTTGAAATAAGATTCCTAATTTCCTGCAAGTCGGCTTCGTTGTACCATATGTCTTGCTTTCTATCATAGGTTAATGCAATTACATTACTCATTCTTCACCTCGTGCAAACTTCAAGCCTTGAATAAATGCCTTCCCTGCTATTTCCGCTTTTTCTTCTGAATCGTAGTCTTTAAGATAATCGACCATATCCGAGTTAGCGATGATCGCTACGCCATGTAAACCGAATTCATTTGTTGTTAACTCGTACCAATAATTTGTCATTTTAATGTAATCCTTTTATTAGAAATGTGCGAGAACCGCGTTTATTTGTTTTAAATGTAGCCAGAATTTGCCCTGAATTATCAACTAACGCTTCTGCATCCTTCATATGCTTCATGATGTTGAATTTATATTTTTCTTCAACATCCCCTAGCATTTTGAGTTGGAATCGCGTTTCGGTTAAATTTGTAAATTGCTTTTCTATTTCGTTGGAGGCAATAACTTGTTTATCTTCTTCATGAATAGGAAACATAAGCCGTACATCATGTTCGTCTTTTAATTTAGGCGGTGTCTTTGTTTGTACACAGTTCCAAAAGTCTTTTGCTGCATTAAGTATACGATTTTCAAACTCAGCATCACGTGTATATTTGTATTCTCTATATTTACCATTACCAATCAATACTGCAATATAAGCGCAATCAGCGTTAGTAATAATGCAATAATGAGCTACTTGTACAAGATAGGCTCGTGGGATGGCATTGGTACCTTCTGCACCCCATTCGCTTGCAGCAAATTCTGAATGGGTTTTAATCTCAAGCACAGCATTATAACTAGGGATAAAGCCATCGAGATTGCCACGTAAAAAAGAATAATCAGGATGAATCAGTGTGTCTGGCGTTTCGACGGTAACATGATGCCTCTCTTCGAACTCTTTTCGTATGGTCGGCTCATGTTTATGACCCCAATATTGAGCTTCAGTCATTTCATAAGAAATTTCTGTGCTTCCTATCTTTTCTAAATATAATTGATAAGGTGTTTTGTAGGACGACAATTCCATAATGATGGGCATGTCAGAACCACCGATACCTAAAAGACGTTCTATTTTCTGTTGTTCTGTAATCATTTAATTTTCCTCTATAGTTATTGTTAAATATGAAAAATCCGTTTTCATGATTTGCTCCTTCAGCCATTCAATGGCGTTGACATATAATGCCTAAATCGCTATGATATGTCAACTGCTATAGCAAAAAATAAGGTGATTTATGAAGTTTAGTGAGTTAATGGGGTATTATGATTATAAGTTAAAAAACATTTATAGGAATTTACATGTTGCACGTGAAACAGTGAATTCATGGCGAGATAATGACCATATTCCTTTTAAGATGCAATGTTATATTGAAGTAATAACAAATAGAAAATTAACAGCTAACTTAGAGGATAAAGAATGAGTGATTCTAACAAATATACTCCAGAAAAACTGGAAAGAGACATTAAAGAATTGAAGTCAGAATTGAGAACGCAATCGTATTACATATATACGCTGTTTTTTTTCGCAATAGCTAAGCTGGTTATGATGATGATATTGATGATCCTTAGCGTACGTTTTCGTACCATTGGACCTCAACCCCCGTTATTAATTATTTCGAGTTAACATGAAAGAAATTACATTGAAAAAGGAAGATATTGAGAATTTGTTTTATACGCTGAGCGACGTGGAAATCAGTTCCGTACTAGATACTATCGAGCACAGACCGGATATACATTATCATATGGGCGTAGGGTATTTGTTGGCAGTTCATCGATGCAGACAGATACTAAAATCAATTATGAATGACGTAGAAGAATGCAGGAAGCAGGAGTAGTCAATGCAGGACGAAATAAAAGTGATGCTAAATAACGAATCTCTGACCTCTCTTCTGAGGTCAAATCTATGCTGCCACATTGGCAAAACTCTCACACAAGAGAGCTTAAATGAGATCACAGAGCAGATAATTGAATCAATTAACTATTTTTTGAATAAAAAAGAGGGTTGAGGTTTTAATTTATTTTGGGAAGGGGTATTATCATTAAAGAAGTTTAAGGCATCCTGCCTTAATGCTTCGAAACTACGGTGTGAATGTGTGCTTCGCCGGCCTTTTTCACCTTCACTTACAATGATTTAACCATTGGGCTCTATTACGTCCATACATCTACCAGTGGAAATCAGGTACAACAAGGAAATTATACACTATGTCTGCAACTAATAACAACAATAATGCACATGGTATAGAAAAATTTGAAGGTACGTTCGACAAAGAAGAGTTTGGCGTTACCATCATAGTCAACCAATCCATAGCTTCAATAAGAAATATGGAGTCTCTAGCCATTTACTCTTATCTTTTAACGCGTCCAAAATCCTGGAAATTAAACGTAAAGCACCTTGCAACACACTTCCAATGCAATAAAGACAAAATTTATAAAGGCCTAAATCATCTACTTGACGAGAAGCTTATAACCTGCACAAGAAGAAAGGAAAACGGTCAATTTACAACATCTCACTACACTGTCCATCTTAGTCGATTTTCGGAAAGTCGAAATCTAGTCGATTTTGGAATCGACCAGCCTGAAACCCGCGCCAGCACTGAGTTATCACCGTGTCTGGAAATTCCAGATATGGTTATTCCAGATATGGTTATTCCAGACGCATATAAAACAAAGAAGTTAAAAAACAAAGAGAGTATAGAAAACCTTTATGTCGATTCTTCGAAATCGACCGAGAAGGTTTCATACAAGCATGATGCTCTTTTCATGTATTTTTACAACCGCTATCCAAACAAACAGAAGCCTCAAGTTGCATACAAGGCATTTCTGAAGCTTAAGCCGGATAATGAATTTACGCAGATGCTTTGCATCGATGTTACGAATCGAATAAACAACAACTGGAAAGGACGCGACAAAAGCAAGATTCCATTTCCTGCGACATACCTCAATGGACGTGAGTGGGAAGGCGAGATTTATGAGAACACCCAACCAAGTAATAATCAAACGAAAATTAAAACCTGGGGTGAGATTACTAACGACCTAATGCAGGGCGTATTTTAATGCTTGATAACATTAATCAGCTGAACGAATTTTCGGTGAGGCTCGTGGAGTTCGTGTTTGCTAAGTTCTATCTTCTATGTCGTGGAAGTGATGCATTGTTTGCTGATGAAGACCGCCTGAAGGCAGAAAAAACCTTATGGTATGCAGCATTCACCAGAGACAACCTGCGTCATCCAGATCAAATTCAAAAAGCTATGAGAAGTTTGGAACGCCATAAGTTTCACAAACCTCCTCAGTTAGGCGAGTTCTTAAGCTGGAATGAGCCTACATTGGCTGATTATGATTTACTTCCCAAAGAACAGGCTTACAATCGTGCTTATCAGTTGATGAGAGATGGAGACATTGCTGGCATGTCGGATAGTCAGCTAGTCGTTCTTGAGCACACCATTAGGGAATCGGACAGACACTTCTTGAAAACTAACAATATGAACAAGACTCAACCCGTCTTTTATCGTAATTACGAGATTGCTGTAAGAGACTTTATGGGAGGAAATCTGAAGTCGATTGCTAAAGGTATTGAGGATAAAAGCTCTGAAACGGCAGAGATTGAAAAGCAAAATGAAATCAAAAAGGATTTTGATAATTTAAAGGGCTATGAAAGCAACATGAGCCACATAAAGGAAATGCTCGGAATGAAAGAAAATGGAGCTACTTAGTGCTAAAGATTGTAAAAAGATAATAAGCAAGCTCGGTTTCGAGTTAGGAGTGTCACCAAAGCTCGTAATTTCGCGTTTATTGAGCGAAGAGGATAAGGTTGATATGAAGGCAGCTAATTTGCCTCTCGAAGCTTTAAGGTGCCATATTAGAGCTTGGATGGATAATGACATGCCGGATTATGTAAAGGGGCACGAAGCCCCTTAAAGAAGGAAATGAACGGAAATAAAAAAACCAAGGGAACCACCCCTTTCACTATAAGGATACATACCATGAAAAAATATGTATTTTCAGTGTAATAAAATCCTTAGGCGAGCACAAGCGAATCTTTAATCTCATTCACTAAAACGTCCGGGCTTTTATTTTTAAATCGTCTCCATCGATTACCGCTTAAAATATTGACGATAATTTCATTTTCTTTAGAATGTAAATTAACTGTAAAGCGTTTTTTATTCTTCGCCATATCCCACAACATTGGTACTAATTTACTAATTTCATCCATGTCACTCTCCTTAGTCTTCAATGAATTCTTCGTCATAATACTCGTCAGATTCCCCGTATATGATTCCGAATTCGTCCTCATACCATCCTTCCATCATTCCTCGATACGTCATCTCAACATCCTCCTTGAAGTGCGCTAATTGCGTTTAAAATCCCTTTGCAATTGGCTTTGAGCTGTTCTATTTCGAACTGACTTAGATTACGACAGTACTTGTCATCCCAACGTTCCACTGAAAAATCATATTCCCAGTGGTCACATTTATCATTGGCTATTTCACATTGAAATGTAAAGTCAGTATCAGTTAAATCTGCAAAATTCATAATTTCCTCGATAGTTATTATTAAAAGTTTTTAGCGAATCTATTTTTTATTTAATTTTTTTTCATTTTTTCTATAGCGTTATCTACATGCCATTTAATTTCTTGCTTCATTCTATTGTCATAATTTTCTTGATTTTTTCGTTGTTGGTTAAAAGTTGTAATATTCATGTAAAACAAATCGTCAAAATAACTTTCATGTATAATTCCACCCGAACCATTTTCATGGTCAACTACCAAAATATAACCATCTCGGTAGGAAAAATGTGCCTTCTGAAAATCGCAGTCATTGGATTTCTTTTTGACAACTCTGTACCCCGTGTGATGCCAGCAAACAGCTTTTGCGGGGTCTTCTACTTTTTCCCAAACCTCATCTATATTTTTCATTTTCTTTTCCTCTATGTTGTCTGATGTGGTCATTATGACTGTTTGGCTCATTTATGTCAAGTGTTTTAGTCATTAAGATATAAATACCTTGCTTGCATAGTAAAATTAGCCTGTTATGATTGCCTAAATGGGGAGTTTGGGACTATTTGGGAACAAATGGTCAAACTTTATGGTTACTTTGGCTAAGGATAGCTTATGTTTTGTAGTAGATGCGGTGGTACCGGTGAAATTTATGGCAATGGAATGATTAAGATTGATTGTTCTACTTGTGAAGGCGATGGCAATTATGAGTCTAAAGAAAAGAAGATTGATAAGAAGAGTAAAGCGTATAAAGATGCAATAAAAGAGCTTATGGCCTCAGATCCAGACCTATCACGCGAAAAAGCTGTTAAGCTATTCGAAGATACCTATAACAACGGGTGAGGTGCATTGTGGCTACTAAGAAGGTCGGAAGACCTACAAAATATACGCCTGAATTAGGCGATGAGATATGCGAAGCAATCGCCTCATCTGAGCTTGGCTTAATGCATTTATGCAATGCCAATCCACATTGGCCTGACAGGTCAAACATATTTAAATGGCGTCGCAAGCATGAGGACTTTCGAGTTAAATACGAAAAGGCCAAAGAAGAACAGACTGAAGTTTGTGTTGAATATATGCAAGAATTAATGAATGAATCTCATCTTTATGAAGAAAAAGACACTGGAAAAATACGAGTCGATGTTCCGATGTTACGTCTTAAGATGGACACAATGAAATGGCAAGCAGGAAAGCTCAAGCCCAAGAAGTTCGGTGATGTTAAAAACGAAATTGACACATCACATGCAGCAGAAAGCCAAAAAGCATTGGAACATGAGAAGCAACTAGAAGAAGAATATAAAAAGGATTGTTGATGGACGAAGAAAATATCGATTTAAGACTAGAACTGATTGATTTCCTAGAATCTTACGGCCCAAAAGATGGGCCATTGATGTTCGCACTTTGCGGCGCAGCTTATATTTCTGCATTGAAAACATCTGGATTAAGTAAAGACGAAGCAAAGCAAAAGCTTACCGAATTTGTCGATAACATTTACGATTACGAAGAAGAATAAAAGAACATACCCGCATAATCATTATTGAATTTAGTCATACATTCCGAATAAATTTTTATTTTGCGGGTATCTATAAAGGAAGAAAGATAATGATTAATGAAATACCGCAGGATGTTGACTTACACGATTATGATTACAGTGAAATAAGTATTAAAGAAATTTGCATAGACCTCAGCTCGTTGAATAGAAAAATAGAAAAATTAACAGCACAGATTGAATTATTAAAAAATGTACAGAAAACAGCTCAATTTGCTGAGCAGGTCATGCAGCATTCGCATCAAATGCAGAAGCACGATGCATCAATCTTGGAATTAGCAGCAAAAATCATTGAACGAAACAAGCCCAGGAGGCCTGATTAACTCTTGCACTGATTAAAGAACAAGCGCTCAATCTCACCAGTCCCTTTAGATTTACAGTTCTGATTGGGCGGAACATTGCAAGAAGTAAGTAAAAATACTACTGTTAGAGTAATTATTTTCATAAATAAATTGAATAATAAATTTAAGTGTAATATACGTGAAATATAAAAGATTTAATAGAATTCTTTACAGCACACTGCCCTGTTGAAACATTCTCACCGCCAAAGTTTGAAGTGTTTCAACAGAGTGTAAAGATAAATGCACACCGGTCTCCTCGGTTGTTGGCCGTCAGCCCTACGGCGTGCAGAATGGGCATAGAATTATGCACTATTTCGACAAGGATTGTCGGCCATCGCCCCTGTGGTGTGCAAAAAGGGGCAACTAATTTAAAGGGAATTGAAATGGCATTATTAAACAGTTGGATTGATAGCAAGCTAGCTGATATAGCGAACAAATTACCGACCTTAACACATCAAGATGCTGCAAGTTTCGCATGTGGTTACAATACAGGCTATAAATCCGCACTCCTCGACTTAGAAAAGCAATTGGATTCACTGCTAGACAGTTCCGAAGGCTATCCTTTATCATTGCCTCAAGTCTATGAATCACGACTGGAGGTATTTTGATGACCTATTATTTAGACCGAACCTATTGTGGTAGTCCTAATTGCCAGAATGAATGTGGCAGAAAGCTAACAGAACAACATAAGTGCGACTTAACTGATTTACTCGATGCGGGATATACATATGCTCATGTATCTTATGCTTACTTCTGTGGCGTTCCTGAGCCAGCACCAGAGATAGATGGTAAAAAGGAGATTTGGTTTTGAAAATGATGCCAAGATGCAAAAAGGGACTTCCTCAGGGCGGTGCAAATTTAGGCTTGTCTGCACGAAACAAAAGAAGATTGGAAAAGAAAAAGAAAAGAGTTATTCCCCGCTAGCACAATGGTAGTACAGTTGACTGTTAATTATAGTATAATTCCTAGGTAGCCTAATGGTAAGGCAACAAACTGTTAATTTGTAAGATGTTAGTTCGACTCTAACCCTAGGAGCCAAAGCGTGAGCTGTAAAGTATGTAGTGAATGCAAGGAAGAAAAAGGCATAGAGGAATATTGGTACAAAAATAAGTTAAAAAATATACGACAACCAAAATGCAAAAGCTGTACGTTGATATATCAGAAAAAACATTATAGAGAATCGAAATCTAGAAGGATAAAGATTCATAAAGCTAACGGGCAACTAAGAGAAAGAAATTATTTATTTGTGAATGATTATTTAAAAAAAAATCCTTGCATAGATTGCGGAGAAAACGACCCAATAGTTTTGGAATTTGACCATGTTTCAATTGAGAGTAAAAATAAAAATATCTCAATAATGGTTCGTGATTGCAATTCATTAGAAAAGATTAAGGAAGAAATTCAGAAATGTGAAATCAGATGTTGTAATTGTCATCGTAGACGAACGGCAAAACAGTTTAAATGGAGAGTTTTCTAGTGGTGGTTCGATTCCATCACGCGGAGCCAATACGACAATCGTACTATAGACAGCACTATAGCGCATAGATAAGACGAATTTTGGAATACAATGTAATGGCCTCCTTCCATAAAATTCTTATCACTGAGGTGGCCACCTTTAACGGGTGCAATTCCCGTCGATTGTCACCATTAACAAGAGAGATATATGTATACTTTAACAGCAGAACAAATAGAAAAAATAAAAGACATGTCACTAGAAAAATTAATAGATGATAGACAACGTTCTTTAGAAAAAATAAATAACGTAAAGAAATGTAAAAATGAGTTAATAATATGCCTCAGTAAATATAAAGACGATTATGGGATGTTTTCTTTTTTAGATTCGTCTCGTGTTAAAATGATTAGAATAATAGATAATATTATAGAAGATGATTTGAAGTGGCTTAAGCGAATAGAAGAGTATCTTGAGATTACTGAGGCAGCAATAGAATACAAAAAGAATTTAATCTAACTTTATGAAAGGATGTCTCCATAATTCAGTCATCACCGTTAATGGTGACCGATGGGCGCAAGCACACGCCCCAAATGAGCTGCTGTCACTTTAGACAGGTAAATGCTCTTACGTGCTCTGCAAGAGTCGGCAGTAATATGGATTGAAGAGGGTGAAAGCCCCTCACTAATTTAAACGGATTTTAAACTAGTAAAAGGAAAGAAAATGGAAAATGTTACAGATGAAGTAATTGTTGTGCCGTGGGAACTTGAGCGCGATTTGCCAAGAAATCAACGAAATTTAGTTAAAGCACTTGCAGCAAGACCAAAGGGAATTTTTACTTTTGAGCTTTTTAAATTACTTGGTAATAAAAATCCATCGAGCTCCCGTTTTAGTTCTCGTGATGAATTAAAAAAATATGGATTAGAAATTGAAGTTGAAAAATGGGCAGATGGAGTTCAATCGCATTGGATTTTAAGAAAAATTCAGCCAGACATTATTAATGAAATCACTAAAGTACAAGAAAAATCACCTCTCAAAATTGGTGATAAAATTTGGTATTTATGCTGCCCCATTATTAATGATTTAATTTCTGTTGATGGAATTCAAGTTGCTGCATTTAATATTGATAATAAAGAAGACTTAAACTTTATTATCAATAATGTTACATATTATACTTCTTTAAAAGAAGCATATACTAAAAAGGAAAAGATGTCTGCTAGGTTTGCTTTAAGTGAGTGAAAATGATGATCGCCTTCGCTTAAGAGCGAAACTCAAAGGCAGTCTTATTGAGTTTACAAAATACTTCTATTCGTTGCTTACGGGTAGAAGTTTTATCGTCTCAAATCCAAAGGGCAGACAATCTCATCACCTCATTATTAGTGAAGCGCTAACACAGGCTGCTCGTCTTGAAATACCTAATCATAAATTATTAATTAACGTAAGTCCTGGCTCAGGAAAATCAACATTGCTGGCCATGTGGGTCGCATGGACTATGGCGAAGTACCCAGATTCACGATTTCTATATATTTCCTATTCAAAAGTGTTGGCTGCAAAACATACTGAAACAATCAAACGTATCATGCAGCTTTCAACCTATGGATATCTATTTGACGTAAGGATTAGACATGATTCAAAAGCCAGAGAGTATTTCCAAACAACTGCTGGAGGCGCGGTTGCTGCTTTCGGAAGTGGCGGAGCAATCACGGGACAAGATGCAGGTCTGCCCGGATTGGCGCGATTTTCAGGGGCTGTTATTATCGACGATGCTCATAAGCCAGATGAAGTACATTCTGATACTATTAGAATCTCGGTTATTGATAACTATCGCGAAACTATCCAGCAGCGAGCGAGAGGAATTAATGTCCCAACAATCTTCTTGGGTCAAAGACTTCATGAAGATGACCTAGCAGCCTATCTGATTGAAGGCAAAGACGGTTACGATTGGCACAAAGTCATTTTAGAAAGCATTGATGGCGCAGGAAATGCCATGTATCCAGAAGTTAATCCTTTGGAGATGCTTTTAACGAAACAAGAAACAGACCCTTATGTGTTTGCAAGCCAGTATCAGCAGAATCCTATACCTGCAGGTGGTGCATTATTCAAACCCGAATGGTTCGTCATGCTGGAAGATGAGCCCAATGTGTTGTATAGTTTTATTACAGCAGATACCGCAGAAACAGCAAAGAGTTACAATGATGCAACCGTGTTTAGTTTCTGGGGTGTATATGAGATTGAATCTTTTGGCATTAAAACCGGTAAATATGGAGTACACTGGATTGATACATTAGAAACTCGAATTGAGCCAAAAGATTTGAAGCCAACATTTTTAGATTTCTGGCAACAATGTATGAGATATAAACGACCCCCTCAAATGGTTGCTATTGAAAAGAAATCAACCGGAGGTACATTGCTTAGTCTTTTAGACGAAATACGCACAGTAACGCTAATGGACATCCCCAGAACTAGAGAGCAAGGGAATAAAACAAAAAGATTTCTTGAAGTGCAGCCATATGTAGCAGAACGCAGAGTTTCTTTTCCTGCGTCAGGCAGGCACGTGAAACTATGTATAGAACATATGAGCAAAATTACCGCAAATGAAACGCATCGTTGGGATGACATCGCAGATACATGTGCAGACGCAATTCGAATGGCGCTCATTGATAAAGTTCTTATTGCAGCTCATATCAAAGCTACCGATTATGACCAAATGGCTAAGTCACTAACAATGAATCAAGTTAATTTAAGCCGGCTAAGGAAAAATGCTTATACAAAATAGTTAATTATTAAGCTACAATAAAACTATAAAGAGAAAGGATTCTCTTAAAGGAGCTGCTACATGGACGTAGCGAAACGCTATCAAGATAATCTTGCGCGCATCAAGAAAAAAGTACGCAATGCGCATGACTATTTTAAGCACAATTACGACCGTTACAATGAGTTTCGGAAGTTTGTGTTTGAGTCTTCGCTTACAGCAGACGAAATCACTTTATTGATGACCATGAACCGGCCTCAACTAGAGTTTAACGTCTTAGAAGCTTATATTAGTAGGCTTTTAGGTGAGTTCTCTAAGCAAGAGCCAGACATTGAAGTCAGCGCTTTTGATGAAGACAAAGCCGATCCGATTACGATTAAAGTAGTCGAACAACATCTCAAACATGTGTTCATGGATTCCAACAACGAGCACACACGATACGAAGTCTATAAAGACCTGTTATCGGGTGGGTTTAGTGTGATGAAAGTCTATACAGACTATGAACATCCTATGTCGATGAACCAGGCGATTAAGTTTGCGCGATGCGAACCTACACTATGTGGTTTTGACAAGATTGCACGCTATTCTCATAAAGGCGACGGTAATTTTTGCTTTGAATTATTCCCCAAAGACTCAGATGAATTTCAAGAGGAATACCCAGATGTATCCATTAACACATTAAATTTCCGCAGGGACTTTTCAGGATTCAATTGGTCTTATCTTAATGACAACAGCAAGATTGTAGTTGTTGGTGATTACTATGAGAAGAAACGCAAAGAAGAATCCATTGTAGAGGTGCGTGACGCTGGTGTAATGACCATGCGTAAATATCGAAAGATGGTAGATGAATGGGATGATATCACCGTTCCCCCGTCCATTATTGGCAAGCCACGTAAGACAATGCTTGATACGATTTGTCGCTATCGTGTCATTGAAAACCAAGTCATTGAGTATGAAGAAACTGACTACAGTCATTTACCTCTCGTTTTCGTAGATGGTCATTCATTGCTCATCAAAACCCCTATTAACGGAAACATCAGACAGGTAACTCGACCCTATGTTTATCATGCTAAGGGCGCTCAACGCCTTAAGAATTATGCGGGGATATCACTTGCGAATGAGATTGAGAATACTGTACAGCACAAGTTTATGGTCGCTAAAGAAGCGCTTCCAAAAGAAGAACAATTCCTTGATGCCTACAGAGATGTCCAAAAAGAATCTGTACTTGTATATAATTCTGTACATGAGTCTAACCCTGATCAGCCTATTAATAATCCTATAAGAGAAGTACAACGGGTTCCCGCTCCGCCTGAGATTGCGCAAGCATTTACAGGTGCTGATTCGCTTATTCAGAACGTGCTTGGCTCCTATGATGCTAGTCTTGGTATTAATAACAATCAACTGTCTGGCGTGGCCATTGTTGAAGCTGCAAGTCAGTCGAATGCCACTGCAATGCCATATATCGTTGGTTGCCTGCAGGGATTCCAGCGCGTGGCTCAAATTTACGTTGATTTAATGCCAAAATACTTCACAACGCCGCGAACTTTGCCTATATTAGATGAAGAGGGACGAAGACATTTCGTTCGAATCAATTCCGAAGATGGTATGGCCATGGATTTTGACACGAATGCCCTAAATGTATCATTGAAAGCGGGCGCAAGCTTCCAAGTTCAGAAATCTAGAACAATTATGATGGTCAAAGAGATTATGGGTATGTCGCCTTTAGTTGCGCAGTTCATGGCGGAAAAAGGCTTGAACTTCATTCTGGATAACATGGAAGGTAAAGGTGTTGAAGAATTAAAATCGTTGATTAATGAATGGGTACAACAATATCAACAAGAGAAAGCGCAGGCGCAACAAGCACAGCAACAAAATCCTGCAGCCATGAAAGCTCAAGTGGATATGGCACGATTACAACATGACCAGCAAAAATCACAAGCTCAATTCCAAATCGATATGGCTAAATTAAAACAAGCAGAGCAAAAAGTAGCTGCCGATTTGCAATTAGGCCAACAATCTAACAGTGTACAAGTGCTAAAAGCAATGACGGAACGATTTGCAAAACAAGTTGATTTTTCTTTGAAACATAAAGATATGGGTCATAAGCACATTAAAGAAGCTTTAGAAACTCATCATAAAATAAGGCAGCCTCATGGACATGGAAGCGCGCATCATTGATGCACAAGGAAAACAGATGGACACGATTAGCTTTGGTGAATTGGTTAAAGAACTAACCGGGGCATCATTTGATGAAGTGTACAAAGATTATTTAATATATGGAGAAAGTAATGTCGAAAGGGAAAGTGACTTGGAATGATTTACATTCTGGAACGTTTAAAGAACTTAAGAAAACCTACAAGCTCAATGACCAACAACTTGAGAACCAGGTAAGACGTCATATGGATGGCGCGGATAATAGAGAACGCAGAGAACTTTATAAAACAGTTTGGGATAAGAAGCAATGATTACTAAAAAAGCATTAGAAGATAGAAAAGATATGCTGACTACAACACTTCATGCAACCGAAGAATCATTACAGCTTCTTAAAGAGCGCACAAAAATTATTAAAAAAGAAATCGAGAATGCACGTGGTGCAATTCTTGAGCTCGAATGTTTAATAGATGGAGTAGATTATGCCACTTAAGAAAGGCGCAAAACCAGGAAGCACCGGGTTTAAAGAGAATATAAAAGCAGAAATTGCAGCAGGAAAACCGCAAAAACAAGCGGTAGCAATTGCTTACAGCGAATCTAGACAAAAGTCTGGAAAAAAGAAGCCATCTAAAAAACATAAATGACAAGGAGTGTCAAATGAAACACGAGCATAAAAAAGAACATCACAAAGAGCATGAGAAAAAAGAACATCACAAAAAAGAACATCACAAGCATGAAGCACATAAAGACATGCATCATCATCACAAAGAGATGCATAAACACCACATGAAAGAATTAAAACATCATGAAAAGATGATGAGTCATCACCATAAAGGTCATGCAAAAAAAAAGTAAATCATGCTGATGAAAAAAAAGATGAAATATTAATTCGTAAAATGGTTAAAAAGGAAAGTTTGAAATGAGTGTGGATTTAGAAAATAAATTGGATGCAGTACTTGAGTCACTTGAACATCAGAAGAATGAATTTGAAGAAGGTGCCACGATGTGCGTGGAAGCATTGCATGGTATGCATCAAAGACTGGAAAGGATTGAGAAATGGATGACAGAAAAAAATCGTCTAAAACTGGCAAAAATAAAAGCCCGTTCTTAAGACGTGAAGAGAAAGATACAGCCAAAGCATTTAAGTCTGTAAATAAATCGGTAAAACCAGTGGCTAAAGACACTAATAAAACACGTAGAAAAACTACGAAATCGCGTATTGTTGGTGATACTGTAAAAAAAGAAAAACCTGTTTCACATTTGAAACGGGATATGAAAAAACCCATGAAAAAAGATTGCTAGGAGCGCATCATGGCTGAGAAATGGATTCAAGGTGCCATAAAAAATCCAGGGAAGTTGCATAGAGACTTACATGTGGCTCAAGGAGAAAAAATCCCTGCTAAGAAACTCGCAAAAGCGGAGCATAGCAAAAGCCCGTCAATCAGAAGAGAAGCTAATTTAGCTAAGACGTTGAAAGGGTTGAGGTCAAAGTAATGAGTGCTGAAGATTCAATCAATGTTAAATCTAGTATTGAGAAACAATTTAAAGAGCGCCCAAAAGAATTGATTTCTAAATTGAAAGAATATGAAAAAGATATTTTTAACAAATTACCAAATCATTTGAGAAAGGCTGCGCATGGCAACCAACAAGTTAGTGGATTGACTTACGCTGATTATGTCAGAGAAAAAAATCACTTTTATGATAATAAATTAACTGGAGAATAACATGAAACAACATGGTGGATATAACAAATCTTCTGGCTGTATGAAAGGAATGATTGATAATCGGAAAGTAAACGATAATCATCAACAAGGTATTAAACGTGTTTTACAGCGCGGTCATGACAAAATGGATGTGGCTGGTCATCATGGGAAAATGGGTAAAGGTGATAAAGCTGAGTGGTCACGAAAAGGCGATTCATTAACACCAAGAAAAGCTTAATGAATAAATTTCATAAATAATAAGGACATTAACATCATGGGTATTCTTCAGTCACCAGTTCCTATTCCTGTAACCAATGGGAACTTTCCTCAATTTAAATTTGCCGTTTTTAGCGATAATTTAACAACTGTCACAACATCAGGTTACATGAATAGCAGTAATATTTCTTCTGGATTTCCTCTATCTAATGCAGATGTTGTAATGGCACTTTATAGTTTTAATCAACAAACTCAAACAGGTACGTTCGGCATCTTTACAGTTAATATTGCGCCTGCGACAGGGCAAATTACTCTTTCAGTATGGTCTAATCCCGGAGATGTTTTATTACCTACTACAGCTAATTATCTTGCGCATTTCATCAATACTACTGGAACCATATCATCTGGAGCTGGCAATGTCATTCAGCCAGGAAATATTGCAGCGGGTTTGTCTGGAGTAGCAGGAACGTTAGCTTCTTTCCCTTCTGCTGCAAGTAAAGGCTCTCTGATATTGGCAGGTGTTGCTAATACCGGAAACACGAATACTACTATTTCTAATTCTGCGATGGGTCAAGCTTCCGTGGTTAGTATTCCTGATCCTGCCACTGCAACCGCTAACTTTGCTGTGGCTCCAGCTGCTTTGGTGAATAATAATCTTATTAAAGCAAGTGGTACGGCAGGGTTAATCGCTGACTCAGGAATTGCTGCGACAAGTGTTCCTACTTTCACCTCTCCAACGATTGCTAACCATATTGCAGTCTTTACCAATACTACAGGAAATTTAGGTGAAGATGCTGCCACAGCAATCAATGGCGGAAATATACAAGCCGGTCTTTCAGGTACAGCAGGAACAGTAGTTTCATTCCCTGCTACAGCTGCAAATGGTAGTTTAAGATTAGTGGCTACAAACGCAGGTGGCGCATTTAATACGACTATCAGCAATAGTGCAATGGCTCAATCTACTGTTTATAGTATTCCTGATGTCACAGCTGCTACTGGACAAATTCTTGCTAAAACAGCAGCATTTGTTAGTGGAAACTTGATTCAAGCTTCAGGTACTGCTGGGGTTACTGTTGATTCTGGTGTTGCTACGACTAATGTGCAGCTAAAAACTCAAGTTAAAGCAGCAGTTACAGGAAATATAGGTGGTGGTGGCGCTGGACCAATTACCGTTTCAGTTCCTGGTTTGACTTCCACTTCAGTAGTTGTTGCGACTATTGTAACATCAAGTAATCTCGTGGCGGTGGCTCAGGTTATTCCAGCAAGTGGAAGTTTTAATGTGACATTTACAGGCGACCCTGGCGCAACATGTGCGTTAAGTTATATAGCGTATATTGCACCACAATAAGTGTTATAATAGAGTTGTAAACCCCTCTCAGGCTTAATAGTTTTTACTTCCTTTTTGATTAAGCCTGAGACCTTTAATTTGGTTTCATATTTGCTTTAAACCATTCATCAACATCATGTTCTCGGTAATATACTTTTCCATTCAATTTATGATATGGAGGACTTTTGCCTTCATAACGTGTCCGTCTAAACCAATGTATCGAAAGTCCGTATTTGGATGATGCCTCTTTTTCAACCAAGTATTTTTCACCATTAATTGTAAGCATGCCCTATTCCTCTTCGTCACAAGTTATGACTTCTTTTCTTTTTCGTCCTTGAGCTTTTTTCTTTTTGTTCTCGCAATAATCTTTAAATTCTTTTAAGTCTTCTGTATTTATAAACAAAGTCTTGGCAAGATACTCTATGCCTCTTCGGGTCTTGATTAAAGCATTATCAAGGCGTTTGAATTCATTTTGAATCTTACTCAGGTTATCAAGACCTATTCCATCAACCGGGCAATATCGTCCACGCTTAATGGCTACAAGAGTTTCTGCTGTAATACCAAATACCTTCATAATCTCTGAATCAGGTGATTTACGCTTTAAATACATTTCTATTTTATTTAATTCATCAAGCCCAGGCTCTTGATTATTGTTCTCACCTATCTTGGCCTTTCTCCATTTAGATTGAATAATCTTATTTTCTTTCGGTGTAGGCTTCCAATTATCTAAAGTAATATCATCCTCTTCCGAATCATCCAAAGTACATGGATCAAACTCATAAGAATTATTCATTTTAATTTTCCTTTCAATCATCTGTTATTCCGTAATCAATAACCATTTTAGTTCAAATAAACAAACGCGACATTAATATTTGTTGTGCAAAAGACATACTGATTCATACCGCTCTATACCCTTCGTTGAGTGACATCAATTCTTTGTCTACATTGTCAGTGTGGGAGCCAAGGATTGGCAGCAAAGGATTGCGACCCACAACGAAACTCACGCGTTATGTGGGGTAGATTTTTAGCGTGACGGCGTAATAGTTCGAGACCTGTTCGATAGGCAGAGGCGTTACCGTGGCGGGGAAATAGCTAGAAGGAACGATGATGGATAATAGTGTTATGGATAACACAGCGTCTGATATGAATCAGGCACCCGTAGAGGCAGCAGTAGCAGCTGTGACGCAGGAAGCGGAACGAATGCTACCGCAATCAAAGGTAAATGAGTTAGTTGGTAATGCACGTCGTGAAGCCGCTGAAAAGGCAGCTCAGCGAGCAGTCGAAGAATATAAAAGACAAAATTCTACGACTTACGAACAAACTAATTCGCAAAAATCGTTATCTGAAGACGACGTAAAGCGCCTAACAGGCGAAGAACTGAATCGCCAGCGCGAAGACTGGGAAAGGCAAAACCTTGAACGTCAACAAGCCGATGCAGCGAAACGAATTGTGAGCTCTTACCAAGAGAAAATATCTGCGGGTAAAGACAAATATCAAGATTTCGAGGCCGTCACGAATAACGTGGATATGCGATATTATCCCAATGTTGTTCAACTTTTAGCTGAGCACGTTGATAACGCTGCTGATGTCTTTTATGACTTAGCGCGCAACAGGACTAAATTACATCAAATTGAGTCCGTGTGCCAACATAATCCTCAAGACGCTATATACGAGATTCAGCGCTTGTCTTCTTCCATCAAGGCAAACGATGATACTTCAAGAATAAAGTCATCCAATTCACCATTGTCACAACAGCGACCTTCTAACACCGGAACGGATTCTGGCGGTGCGCTGTCTATGAAGGATTTGAAGAACAAATATAGAGCGTAAACCCGCCTGAGTCCTAGCTTAATTCTAGTTAGGAGTTATACAAATGGCAGTTTTTCCAACGAATATTTTACAACAGGTGCAAACCTATCAACGCTCAGGTCTTGCACTGTTACAAAACCTTTGCTGTCACATCGCAACGGCTAATACAAAATTCAAAGATTTCGACAAAATTCAAGCGAATTTAGGTTCTAACGTTACCTTCGATTTACCACCACGCTTCACCACTACTGCAAGCTTAGTGGCATCATTTGAGCCCGCAGTACAAAGAGTTCAAACTCTTGCCTGTGACCAAGCGAATAACACCTCATTTGCTGTGACGAACCAACAACGTATCTTTAACTTAGAGAAAGGCGAAGAAGACTATATGAGAGTCTTCGGAAAGTCAGCTATTGCTGAACTTGCTACACAAGTAGAAGGTAACGTTGCATTAAACTGGGCATCAGCAGTTAACTCACAATTAACCAATACGCTCAATACTTACTCAGGTCCATATCGCTTCTACGGGAACGGAACCCAAGCGCTTACTTCCTACCAACAATTAGCGCAAGCAATCATGTTCTTCAAGAACTACGGTTCTGTTGCTGAAGGAATCAAAGTTTACTTGCCTGATACCGTAGTTCCTAGCATCGTCGGAAATGGTCTAAATCAGTTCGTTCCACATCGTAACGATGAGATAGCAATGAGTTGGGAAGTGGGTGATTTTGGTACACCTCGTGTAAATTATTATCAGTCTAACTTAATGCCTATCCATGTTTCAGGTAATACAGGCGTTCTGCAACAAACATTGACCGTAGTTTCTGTAAACGATCCTACAGGCCAAAACGTCACTCAAATCACTGTGTCTGGGGCTTCTGCAAGTGATGCAAGCGCAGTTTTTTCTGGGGATTTGTTCTCATTCCAAGACGGCGTAAGCGGACAGCCAAATATGCGTTATTTAACGTTCATTGGTCATTTCCCATCTGCAAACGCAGTACAGTTCAGAGCTACAGCAAATGCAGTTTCCAACGCTTCAGGCGTAGTGACAATCAATATTACTCCAGCGCTCAACTGGGCTGGTGGTCAAAACCAAAACCTGAACAACCCAATCGTTGCTGGGATGCAGATTCTTGGACTTCCTTCGCATCGTTGCGGTGGAATTTTAGGTGGTGATGCGTTCTATTTAGCTATGCCTCAATTACCAGAGCAAAGTCCGTACGACACCGCAAATGAATATGATGACGACACAGGGTGCTCATTACGTCTGACTTACGGTTCATTGTTCGGTCAAAACCAAACTGGAATGATTTATGACGAAACTCATGGCTCTGTTATCGTACCTGAGTACTCAATGCGTTATGTCATACCGTTATCACAAGGCTAATTGGAAGTCACCGCAATTGCGAAGAACTATGTCGTAATTGCGGTGATTAACTTAACAAATTGAGGAAAAATCATGGCTACATTTTCTACACCAACAATACAGAACGATCCTATTTATGCATTGCCACATCTATACATTGACGGCATGAATATTTCGTTTGCTTCCACCACTGTCATTGCAATCGCTCCAGGCCAAGCCCGTGACGCGAACGATGTCATTGATATGCCTATAAGCTTCCCAGACGCGAGTGGCAACATTTACCCTACTGTCCTATATCAAAACTACCAACAACCCCTATTAATCAATTCCAGGATTACAGGCGTTAATGGTGTCGATACAGGGGCGATTGCTGCAAGTTCACAATATGCAATCTACCTAATTGGCGACTCAAGAGGATATAACCAAGTTGGGGCGGTAATCTCATTAACATCTAATGCATTTCCTACTCTTCCCTTTGGATATGATTCGTATCGTTTGTTAGGCTTTGCTGCTACTGATGGCTCATCAAATTTTGTGTACGCAACTCAAAAACCACAAAATATGAAGTTCGCCTTGCAGTATATCAATAGCCCTGCGATTAGCGTCTTAGCTGGTGGAAATGCTACTACATTCACCGCAATAGATTTAACTGCAAGTTCTGCAATTCCTACGACTACTCTTCCTAATGTGATTGTTGAATTGTTCGTAACTTTTACTCCAGTTGCTGCTGGCGACATAGTCCAATTCAGACCTACAGGATCTACTGCAACGGCCGGTCTTGTAACGATTACAGGAGTTGCAGCAGGTGTTGCACAAACTCAGTACATCCAAGTTATCGCAGGCGTAGGCTCTTCTAAACCAGAAATAGATTACAAAGTAACTGCAAGCGGTGACGCGGTAAGCGTGTCTGTAGCGTCATGGATTGGCGTTTCTAACACTGCATATCCAGCACTCGTATAAGTAAAATAAGACCATTTCGAGCATGGTCTCGGGATGGTCTACATAAACCAAGGACGGTTTATCATGGCCTATACAGCGCAAGATTTAATAACTCGCTCTTGGTTTCTTTCTGGAATCGTAGCGCGAAATCTACAAGTTCCTACAGGCGACCAGATTTACGACGGTCTGCACATGCTGAACGACTTGTTGAACTTCAAACAAATTGAAACCGATTTAATTCCTTATTGGCAATACATTACGTTTAATGCAGTGCCTACTCAAGAATATTATTTTCTACCCTATGTTGCAGCAATTGAGACCTCAACCTTTAACATTGGCGTAGTACGCTATCCTATGGTCTCTACAAGTCGTAGCAATTACTTCGGCTCCTCACGCGTTGATAACATCTATACGCTCCCTTTTTCATGGAACTACGAACGGGGTGTTGGTGGTGGAACCTTTGCAACCTACTTCATTCCAGATAAACCATACCCCATGAAGATGAAGGCTAAAATCTTTTTAGTTGATGTAGACCTTCAAACCGACATGCAAGATGTGACTGCAAGCTTTGTTAATACGTACAACGTCCAATACTACACGCCGTATACTTTTATTAATAATGGGATTCAGGGCTATGACACGGCTTATTTGGAGTATCTGCGCTACAGTCTCGCAGCTTTTATGTGCTCGGAATACGGGATCGTATTCAATCCTCAATCACAGAAGATTTTGGACAGTTATAAGCGTAAATTGATGTATGAAGATCCACCTGATGTTACTGGGAAAAAGCTGTCGATTCTCTATGCGGACTCCAACCCTGGCTACAACTGGGGCGACGTCAATATTGGTCACGGATGGCGCAATTAGTATATTTTTAATACAATATAGATTGAATTAGATTATAATTTATTCAAATATTGAGGGAAGGAGTCCTTGACAAATTTATGTAAATTGCATATTATTGCCTCTGTTTTATTTACAGAGGTAACAAAATGCAACACGAAAAAACTTGCAAGATTCATGGTGAATTGGAACAAGAAAATATTATTATAGAACCAAACAAATCAGCTAAGCGGGGCTATACATTAAGATGTAGATTATGCAAACTTAATAAAGATAGAAAATGGAAAGAAGAGAATAGAGAAAAGCATAATGCATCGGCATGTACGGCGCGAAATGAAGCACGGAAACTATATAGAGAAGGCATAATTGACATTGAACCAAAAGCAAATATTTGGGCTAGAGAAGATAAAAAAGAACATCCCGAAAAATATAAAGAATGGGTTCAAAAATCAAAAAAGAAACATTGGAAAAAAAATAGCGTGCATGAGTCTTTGAGGCAATTGGGCATAACCTTAGACGTTTATGAGTCATTGTTAGGAAAGCATCAGAACTTATGTGCTATATGTGGCAATGAGGAAACACGAAAAAGCAGGAACGGCGGAATATGCAGATTAGCTATTGACCACTGTCATGATAGTGGAAAAATAAGAGGTTTATTATGTCATGGGTGCAATACTGGTTTAGGAAAGTTTAAAGACAATATCAATCTACTAGAATCAGCGATACAATACCTAAAGCAACACAAACACATCAAGGATGATTCAACCGGAGTTATCCAATGATAGAAGAAAGAGAAGTGTTCATAGATCATGAAGTTCGAATAAGAATGCAAGAGTTATGTTATAAGCAATTGAATCGAAAACTCAATATAATCATGACTGTTTGCGGTGCAATTTTTACAGTTATTTTAGCGCCAATTGCCTTGCATGCAGTACATTTAACATAAGAGTTAATTAAATCAAGGATGATTCAACTGGAGTTATTCATGAGTAAAGAAACAGAATATTTCACAAGAGAGCAGTTAAATATTGAACTATTAAAGCAAAAGAATGACAGTTTCAATGAAACATTGAAGCAAATTATGTCTAATCAACGGTGGATGCTCGGATTGATGGGCACAGGATTTGTAGGATTGTTGAGTTTAATGGCTCATGGATTTAAATGGATTATTTAACCACATAAATATCAAGGATGATTCAACTCAGGTTGTTTGATTGTGAATCTAAAAAATAAATGGAAAAAAATAAAGCAAAAAATTTGTATTGAAAGTCTTATTAAGGCAAGATTGATTTCAATAACAAGTTATGAAAAAAAATTTATAATCTTTAAATCCAATATGGCTGCTGTAAATAAAATTTTTTGTGTAATGGGGTGCAGGTATAAAGTAGTGGGAAAAATAAATAATAATGCAAATAATCATGGATTATTGATAGAAATAGAATGAATTAAATAAACCAAGGATGGTTTAAACGTGATAACAAGAGGCCAGAATTTCAAACAAATTCCAATAAACATAGTAGGCTCTAGCATCTTCGGAAGATATCCTAAGATAAGCGTAGAGAAGACCTACAACATGTTTATTAGCGATGACTTCATGGTGCCTTACGCAGGATACAAAGTTGGCGTTCGATCAAATGAATTTAATAATGGAACAGAAGGAAGAGCGGTTTTCACAAGCACCAAATTTGGGAAAATGGTCGTAGTAATAGGCTCTAATGTTTATCTGGTTACTATCAATTTTTCACAGCAACAACAACGTGTTATCTCTGAACAGGTGATACTGATTGGAACATTGCAAACGCAAACAGGCGTAGTTTACATCGCTGAAAATAATAAACCTCAAATTGGTATATCAGACGGAACAGCATTTTATATTTATGACCCATCATTAACCCCGGTATTTCAAGCCGTACCACTTAATTTCACGCCTGGATATCTTACATTCCATGATACATACTTCATACTAGCAGCCAGTCAAGATACTTATAAGGGGGCACCCGTAAATAATACTTGGCGTTTGTCTGACAGTAATGAAGGTACCAGTTGGCCATCTACATCATCTAAGATTGGACTCTTATCAACGAAACCAGATAATACCAAAGCTGTAGTGCGTTTCCCATCTAAAGGTAATATGATATTTGTTATGGGTAGTATCGTTACGGAGGCATGGTTTAATGTTGGCGCGCAATTATTTCCTTACCAACGTACTACTCAATTTAACATTGATTATGGATGTCTATCACCTGCAACAGTTGCGTATATGGATGAAATGGTCGTATGGCTCGCTCAGAATGAGAAGTCTGGTCCAATTATCGTTTATTCAAATGGTGGAATGCCTCAGAAGATTACTACGGACGGGATTGATTATCTTTTTTCTACACTACAGAATCCTGAAGATTCTCAAGCCTTCCTCTATCGTCAAGATGGCCATCTCTTTTACCATATTAATTTCTATAGCGATAATCTTTCCCTTTTTTATGATTTCATCACTAAAAAATTCTATCATGCATCTGACCAGGATCTTAATTACTTCATTGCGTCCGAAGTGGCCTACATTAATAACCAATATTATTTTGTTTCACGAAACAATGGCAACTTATATGCATTCGATACTCAATTTTATACGTACCAAGATGTAAATAGAGTTGGTGAACTAGAGAATCATGAAATACCTAGAATAAGAACCTGTGCAAATATACGCAGTCCAGATCAGGAATATCACGTCATCAATGATGTAGGTTTTACGATTGAATCCGGTGAAACAGATTACCAGCAACAATCATTAGGTGAGATTATTTTTATAACTCAAGATGGTTTGATCTTAGAAACTCAAGGTGATTTTATTGGCTTGATTTATCAAAACTTCAATTACTTAGAAACTCAAGATTTTGATCTGATAGTTTCCCAAAACAATGCTGCAGGTACAGAAGCTTGGTTAATCGCACAACAAGATGCAAATACGGGTTTTGGTGATCTATCCTTGCCTCATGTAGATTTATCTATATCTACCGATGGCGGGGCTTCATTTGGTAATCAGTGGGCTTATTATCTGCCAGCAATTGGTCATAGAAAGAATCGATTGATGTGGTGGCAGTGCGGTATTGCAAATGATTTTGTTCCTCAGTTTAAGTTCTGGGGTATGGGGCGATTTGTTGTAACGGATGGAATTGCAAACGTTCGCATATAATAATAATAATATAAATATATATTATTTATTATTGTTATTATGCAGCCTGTTTTTATGTATAGTAATTAAAAATATATAAAAATCATATAGTTATTATATTTTAAAGATGTGGGAAAGTACTGTATTAGACATAGAATTAAATGTTAAGAACTTTTAAGAAGAATGTTATATAGAACTTAACCCCAGTTAACACTAAGGATATACAAAAGATGCCAACAACTAACAGTATATTTAGTGGAATATTTCCAGATTTGCCTAGAGAATTTCCGGTAGTTGATAAAGAAGGTAATTTTAGTCCATTTTGGAGTCTTGGCTTTGCTTCTTTATTTCAGGCGTTACAGGTAAATTATAAAAGTGAAGGCATTATGATACCGCCATTGACTGATTCGCAAGCAGCCGACATTGCTGCACTTTATGTGCCTTACTATACACCATCACCTATTCCGTTACCGCCCGGAATACCAGACATTAGCGGTCAAATGATATACAATACAACTTTAACAGTACCACAAATATTTATTATTAATTTCGATGCAGCAACACCACCTAATGTGACGGCAGCTCGATGGTGGACATTCACCATAACGTAATAATAGCGATGTGATATAGTAATAGGGGTGCGACAATCATTGGAATGAAAAGGTACTCTAAGGAAAAATTACTTAATAATACAAATGATTTAAGGATGAATCATGAGCTTTTGGGATATGTTTAGCGGGGGCAAGAATCCAGCGGATGTTGCACAACCATACTATGGTCAAATTCCTGGGGCTACAAAACCCTATTTCGAGCCTTATTTTAATAATGGAATTAATGCGGGGAAAAATCTTGAAGGTCAATATAGTGGCCTGATGAACGATCCCGGTGGAATGATGAATAAATTTGGCGAATCTTATAAAGAATCACCTGGAATGAAATTTGCCATTCAACAAGCGCTGCAAGCTTCTGGAAATGCTGCTGCTGCTGGCGGTATGGCAGGAAGTCCGCAGCATTCACAACAAAATATGCAATTGGCTAATGATATAGCATCTCAAGATTATAATAATTGGATGGATAAAGCGTTAGGACTTTATGGAAAAGGCTTAAGCGGAAATGAGAACTTTTACAATACAGGTGCTACCGCTGGCAAAAATCAAGCCGATGTAGAGGCAGAAACTTTAGCCCAGCAAGGGAACGCAGCATTCAACGGCCAAGCGCAAAAAAATAAAAACCAATCTGACCTATGGGGTAACATATTTACTGGCATAGGAAATGCAGCATCTGGCGGTGCATTTGGTG